AATGAAAAAAGAAACCATCTTCCACAAAGGTCAAAGAATCCAGTTGAAGAAACAAACTGGTGCAAACAATTACAGATATTTGAACTATAAATCAGTGACCAAAGACAGCATTCTTGAAGTCATTGATGAAGACAACAATTATGTTTATTTCAAGGTGTTCAGATTCTTTGAGCCAGACACACCACATGAAGTCAAAGATGAAGATTTGATATTTATTACTAAAGAAAGGATGCTGAAAAGCGTTTTGTATAAAAAAGTTTAAAGACATGAAGCCACTAACAAAAGAAGAAATTGAAGCATATAAGAAGTTCAGTGAACTTTGCAAGAAGCTGGAGCAAATGGAAATTAAACAAGCAAAGGTCATTAAAATGAAGCCAAATGAAAAGCATTAAAAATTTAGCCTTTTTAGGCGTTTTAATTTGGTTGATATGTATCTGGATGCTTTTAAATATAAACATCCAGCACAAGCCAAATAAACCAACACCACAGCCAGTTGAAGTACAGATTGAACAACCAATGATGTACACATGGGATGATGGTAATTGTTAAACATAAAAATCAAACAGACATGCCAACAGACAAAATTTTTATTGATGTAGAAGACATTGCTTTAAGACCTTTAAAGGTCACAGCACATGTTGACTGGGAGACAGAAAAAATTTGGACAGAATACCCATTGCAAAGGGAAGTATTAAATATTCATTCAATTGTAGTTCTTGAAGCTGAAAACAAGCACCTTACAGAATTTGAATATTCTCTATTTGAACTGATTTTTAGTGATGTAAATGACAGCGATTATTTTAATTTATTTGATCAAGTAGAAACATTAATAATACAAAAATCAAAATATTTTAATTAAATTTAAATAAATGGTGTGGCAACCAGAAAAACAATTGCAAAATATAAGTCAAAAAGGCTTTTCCAGTTTACGTTTCATTGTTTACGTTTGCCACAGCTGGAAGTCTTTTTGACCTATTTTTTTTATATTATGAGCATACTAAAATTACTTGCATCATCAAATTTTATTACTGTTAATAAAACAATAGCAAGAAAGCTTTCTTTAGAAGCATCAATACTTTATGGTGATCTTGCAAGTACACAAATTTATTTTGGTGAATGTGAATGGTTTTTTAGAACAAGAGAAACCATTGAACAAGAAACAACACTGTCCAGAGACAGACAAATCAAAGCCATGAAATTGCTTATTAAACATGATCTTATCAAAGAAAAAATGTTTGGCTTACCAGCTAAAAAATATTATCTTATTGATGAAGAATGTATGGAAAACATCAACAACTTGCTGTTTAATAATCCGACAACAAGCTGTAGTAAAATCCGACAACAAGATATCGTAAAATCCGATGACATTAATAAGAATATAATTAATAAGAATATAAGTAATAATAAAGAAAAAAAAATAAACAAAAAAAAGAAGCCAAGTTTTGAAGCACAATTGACTTATCCTGTTTCTTTTTCTTCTGAAGTTATACGATCCATTGAAGAACACATCCAGATGCGAAAAGAAATTAACAAGCCATACAAATCAAAGACTGCAATTGAAAGAAAATTTAAAAGTCTTGAAGCTGGTCTTCAAGAGCATGGTGAAAAGAAAATAATTGAAGCAATAAATTTTTGTATTGAAAACCAGTATCAAGGAATCAACATTGACTGGTATTTAAAAACCAACAGACATGACAAAACTAATCAAGATGGAGGTTTATATGAAAGCTTTGCAAGAAGCCTCCAGAAAAAACAACATTAATCAAGACAATCTTGAAATCATTTTACAGGGCAGAACAAACAACATAAGGTCTGTTCTAAAGCTTAAAGATGAAAGACAAATCAAGGTAATGAAGAATGAATTAAGTCTTTCAATTCTGGTCATTGCAAACACTTACACTGGTGCAAATTTTGACAAGCCATTGAGCCAAGAAAATGAAATACTAATTAATGAGTGTACAAACTTTGTGTGTGAGTTTTATCCAATGCTTTCGCTTTCTGAAATACACAAAGCTTTCAAGATGGCAGTAGCAGAAAAATTTGACATCAACATTGAAACCTATTATGGAAAGTTCAACGTGTCTATTTTGGGCAAAGTATTGAAGTCATATTGTGATTACAGGAACAAATTGATACAGGCTTATGAGCAAGAAAAAGATAAGCTACAAAAGAAAATTGAACGTGAAGAAATAGAGCGCAGAAACGAAATCACAAGAAAACAAGTTGTGAAAAAGTATCTGGATCTAAAAGAAAAATACAACGAAACTGGTGATGACTTATTGTTCAGAAAAATCAAACCATACTGGTGCAAAATTTTGATTGACAAAGGTCTTATTAACTTGACTGATGAACAGAAAAAAGAATGCTGGAAGATAGCGAAGTCACAGGCACTTATCCAGCTGAAAACCGAATATGCAGAAACAGACAGTACAACCAGACGTGGAAGTATTAAACACTTATTGAAGAAAGTTGAAGAAGGTGTTGAAGTTGATGAAGTGAACAATATTTCAATCAAGTGGTATTCAATTTTTATAGTTGAAAAAAGTATTAAAATTTAGTATAATTTACTATATTAGCGTATTAATTAATCAAAAAATTTAAAATTATGGAAATGGTAAATCAAGTTTTTAAGACCAAAGACTATGACAAATTTAAAACTTTATTGGGTAATAGAAATTTAAATCTATTGCACCTAAAAAGATTAATCGAAAGCATGAAGAACAACTATTTGTTTAGTCCAATTCTTGTAAATGAAAAACATGAAATAATTGATGGTCAACATAGATACAATGCAGCAAAAAAACTTAATCTTCCAGTCAATTACATCATTGTTGAAAATTATGGTTTGAATGAAGTGCAAATGTTAAACACAAACAATAAAAACTGGAATAAAAAAGACTATCTTGAAGCCTATTGTGATTTAGGAAACGAAAATTATATTAAATTAAAAAAATTTATGCAAATGTTTCCAGATTTTACTTTGTCTGTTTGTGAATCACTTGTGACTGGTTATGTTGGAGGTATTAATAGTTGCAAATTAGATAAAGATATAAATGGAAAAAGTATTGGAAGGATAAGAAAATTTGAAGAAGGGAATTTAATTATTTCAACTTTGTTTGATGGCATTGAAAGAGCAAAAGAAGTTTTAAAATTCAAACCATATTATTCTGGATTTAACAGAATGGTATTTGTAAAAACAATTATTTCATTGTTAAAAAATAAAAATTATAATAATGATGAAATGATACATAAAATTCAATTCAATCAAAATTTATTGAATCACTGCATTTCTGTAAGTCAATATAAAGATATGCTTGAAGAAATATATAACTACAAAAGAAGAAATAAGGTATCAATAAAATATTAATCAAACCAACAGACATGACAAAACAAGAATTAATTGACATCGGGTTTTATGACCCAAGAAAAAAAGTGCCACATTTGCGACATAGGCTTCAACCATTTTACAAAGATGGCTTGAATGCTTATGAACATCAAGATGACAGCTGGTATGTGAAATACTCTGACCATGATTGTTTCTTCAGCTTTGACCAAGAGCAAGTAAAATCAATCATTGAAAGTGAAGAAAAAACATCAAAAAGTAAAGCATGGCAAAGACCAGCAACATTGACTGAACAACAATTGCTTGATGTAGGGTTCAATAAAGTTGAGCATAAGGAAAAAGGTATGGTTTATCAGTACAAAGTTTCATGCAGAATTAACAAAGACAATCAAGACTTGATAAGGCATTGCAAAGGTATTGAAAGAATTGATCCAAAAGATGAACAAGATGTTGACTTGGTCATGATTGCATTAAATGATAATTATTTATATCAAGACTGGTACGAAATATCTACACCTTATGGTTCATTAAGGAATCTGGAAGATTTGCTTTACTATCTTACAACACTTGGATATGCTCCAGATTACAAACCAACAAAAAATAATTTAACAACACAAAAAACAGAAACAATGAGTGACTTATTTATTACAGGAAAAGTGCATCAGATTTCAAACATTATGAAAATCAATGAAAAACTTGAAAAGCAAGAAATCGTGGTGCATACAGTTGATGACAAATACCCACAATTCATAAAATTTGAAACACTGAATCCATCAATACTGGATGGCTTGAAAGTAGGTGATGAAGTCAAAGTAAATTTTAATATCAGAGGCAATGAATGGAAAGAAAAATTTTATGTATCTTTGAATTGCTGGAGAGTTGAAACACTATCATCAGCAGAACAACCAATTGAAATAAAAACCGAATCCCTTGAAGCTGTTGACGATGGCTTACCTTTTTGAATGTAGTTAAGTTTTGCTGGTGCTTGGTTTATTCCTTGCACCAGTTTTTTTAAATTTTAAGTTATGGATCAAGAATTTGAATGTGATTTTTTTGACTTGGAAGATTCTGACTGGCAAGATTCTGAATGTAAAAATATTTACACTGGATTGAATGAAGGTATATTTCATTTTATTGATAACAAATGTTACTTTAATTATCAATATTATGGAACTATAAAAAAAGTTCAAAAGAAAAAAATAACTATCAAAAAGCTTGATGGTAATAAACAAGTAATAAATATTTAAGTTATGCCAAAACCAAATCCACTTGAAACAAAAAAAGTATTTGTCAAAAGATGTATTCCAATAGTCTTGAATGATGGCACTGCAAAAAGTGTTGATCAAGCTGTTGCAATATGTAATTCAATCTATGAGCAAAAGAAATAATGCAAAGACAAACAGCCAAAGAATTAAAACAATACGCTGAACGGATTGCACAATTTTTTTCAAATCCTTCCAGAGAAGGAAATTTTTCAAATGAAAAATTTAATGTCTATGAAATCATTCCTGTTTCCGATGATGCAGCAGTTGTTTATTTTAAAAAAACATCTGGTAAAATTGGAATGGCTTTTTTTTATAACATCAAAAGAGGCAAGTCAAAAGGCTGGAAATATTTCTTTCCAACTGACAGCCATATACAAGGAATGGCAGCAGTACAATACTATAAAATAGAAATTGAAAGACTAAATTTTGAACACAATTTTAAATGAATATTATGAGCAAAGAACTGGAAAATTTAAGAAGTGAAAACATCTTGTTGAAAGAACAAATCAACATCAATCAAACTTTTATTTCAGACTTATTTAATGACTTGATACCAGTTGCAAGTGAGATTAAAACCAGCACTGGATTTTTTAAGATTTTTAAGATCGTGAAACTTGCAGTCTATCTTGTTGCACTTATCTTCAAGCACTTTGATTCCAAGCCAAGAGAAATTGACTGGTATTAATAATTTTTTGTACAATTTATTATTAATGCTTATCTTTGAAAAATGAGAAAGCAATTTACATTTGTGGAAAGCAAAACAACTGAAGGTCTGGTTGAGCAGTTGAAACAATTAGCCAAAAAAGACAACAGGAACTTGAATAATTTTATAGGGTTACAACTAAAAAAAATAGTTAATGAAAGACAACTTGAAAAAAACAATTGAATGGAGTGTTGAACTTGGTGTCGAGATTGCCAAAAGTTTAGAAGACAAAAAATTCACACTTGCTGAAGGGATCGCTTTATTTGACAACATCTTAAAGATTCCAAACATTGTCAAGCACATCAAAGACATACCAACAGAATGGACAGAACACAAAGACAGTCCAGAGTATAAACAAGCAATTGTCAGTGGTGTACAGGAAAAAATCAAAGGCTTATCCAGTGAAACATCACAAGCACTGGTTTTGAAGGGAATTGAAATTGGCTATCAGATAGGGCAGTTCATTGAGTTGTGCATCCAAGCAAATAAAGAAGCAAAATAAATAGGTTGATTAATTAATTTTGTAATGGTGGCACTGTTTTCATGTCTTGGTGTCACCATTTTTTTTTGACCATGATTGTACAATTAACAGATACCGAAGCGATGAACCTTAGTGCATTCTTGCAGAACATACAAGATTCATTAAAAAAAGATTTAAAAATTAACAGCGCATTTCATCACCAGTATATTGTCGGAGTTATCGAACAATTTGTTGAGCAAGTAAATATTAATTTAAATGATGAAAGAATTGAGGCAGTAATTTATGAAATGGCTGAACTTGAAAATAGGTACAATGAAACCAATCAATAAAGTTTTGCGTTAATAAAGTAAAAAAAATATGGCTGTAAAAATAGACTGGAAAAAGGTTGATGAATTACTTGAAGCTGGATGCGATGGAACAGAAATTTGTGGTAATTTGGGCATATCTTATGACACATTGAGCAGACATACAGAAAGAGATAAAAAACTTAAATTTGCGGACTATAAAGCACTAAAAAGAGCAAAAGGTGACAGCATTTTGAGAAACAGACAATACAAGACCGCTCTTGAAGGAAATGTTCCAATGCAGATATGGCTTGGTAAACAAAGACTTGACCAGTCAGAAAAAAGTAAAATCACACAGGAAACCAAGCAAGAGAACACTTACAACTTTGACAACTTAACAACAGAACAGCTTGAACAACTTGCCAAAATTCTCGGCACTGCCACAATTGAAGCAGATACAAGTGGAACTGGCAAAGCGTAAATTCTTGAACTTTGTCAAATACACAAAGAAAGATTATGAAGTAAATTGGCATCATGAACTTTTGGCTTCATATCTGGATAGGTTTGCAAGTGGTGACATAAAAAAGTTGATGGTGTTCATGCCTCCACAACATGGAAAGTCTGAACTTACATCAAGAAGATTACCAGCTTACTTACTTGGTAAAAATCCGAAGCTTAAAGTGGTTGGTTGTTCTTATTCTTCAGACCTTGCAAAGTCTTTCAATCGTGATGTACAGCGCATTATTGATGAACAAGACTATAAGGATGTATTTCCACAAACAAGATTGAATGAAAGCAATGTTAAGACTGTATCTGGTTCTTATTTAAGAAATGCAGACATATTTGAAACAATTGAACATCGTGGATTTTATAAGTCTGTTGGTGTTGGTGGTTCGCTTACTGGAACAAGTGTTGACATTGCCATCATTGATGACCCAGTGAAAGATGCTATTGAAGGCAACAGCTTGACAGACCAAGCACGAAAATGGGAGTGGTACACAAACGTATTATTGACAAGATTGCACAATGATAGTCAGCAGTTGATTACAATGACCAGATGGCACAAAGAAGATTTGTGTGGCAAAATTCTTCAGCGAATGCCAGAAGGATGGGAAGTATTAAGACTTGAAGCCATTAAACAGAATGAAACGCATGAAGCTGATATGCGTGAATATGGTGAAGCGTTATGGGAAGCCAAACACAGCAAGAAAAAAATTATGTCAATTGCAAAGGCAAATCCAAACACTTTCAATGCACTTTATCAAGGGGATCCAAAGCCAAGTAAGACCATGCAATATTGTTCAACATTCAGCTATCCAAAGCATGTCAAAAAGATAGAATATGTTGAAGGAAGTCCATTGCATTACACAGTAGATTTTAACACACAGCCATATATGTCTGGATTGATTATTCAGCTTGAATACATCAAAGATGGTTTCTGGAATGGCTTTGAAGAATACTGGCAAGTCAACATAATTGACCAGCTTCCATTGAAATCACCAAACAACAATGCAAAAAGTCTTGGCAGTTTTTTTGAAGCAAAATACCCACAAATACAAACAGGGTTTTTTCTTTATGGTGATGCTTCTGGAAACTACAATACTGGAATCAGCACCAGTTCCAGCAGTCTCAAAACAAAAACATTGTTTGATGATTTGTTGCAAGGCTTGTCAAAAAGTGCTAAATTAAACGTGCAAAAGCGCATACCAAACAAGAATCCATCTTATCGTAGCATTGGTCAAGGTATGCTGGGAAGGCGTGTTTTTATCAATGATTTATTTAATGGAAACATGCCTGTTAGAATTTTAATCAATCCAAATTGTACTGAATTGTTGAGTGACTTAGAAGAATGTACACAAGACATGAATGGTAAAATAGCAAAACCAAAAAATAAAGAAGGATTTGAACCAAGAGGTCACTTTCTTCAAGCATTGGAATATTTCTTATGTCATCCAAAAGCACTTGGTTATTTAGCTAAAATAAAAAAATGAAAACACGATTCAGACCACGTTTACCAAAGTGGTTCACACCAGAAGATGCTATGTTTTTTAGA